CAGGATGGGTACTGCCCCCATTGCTTGGTCTTTTGCTTCATTGAGCTCACCCACGAGTTACTTTTACTCTACCTGACTATGTGTCATAAAAAGGACGAAGTGCTTTACTTTTGTCCTATATACGACACATTATGTTTTGCAACTTTTAAAGGGCTAATATCATTCGAAACTCAATTGATAACCTTGTATTGTGGAATATAACTCCTCTCTTACCTTTTCTAGTAATTCATATTCCTCATCACTTAAGTTATCGTTGTACTTGATCCGAGACCGAAGGTATTGGTCAAAGGTGTGAACAACCAAGTACCACTTAGTACCTTCTACGGCAAAACGAAAATCGTCCTGATCATCAGGGAGATTAAATTTAAGTATAGCTTCCATTTTCTATTTCTTTTTCTATTTCGGTCCAAAAGCGATGGGGCTCAGACAGATTTATCTTCCCCATTCTTTCTACGTCTACCAACTCTTCTTTTATTTTCTTTATCGTGTACTTGAGTATCCTCTTCACTAGTACCGGGTCCATGTTCATCTTCAGACTCTGTACTTCCTGGTACATCTGCTGTGCTGTTTGCTGTATCATTTTGTTTATGTTGTAATGCTTCCTTTATGGCGAATAAATCTGTCATAGATACGGAGGTTGATCTCAATCCCTCTCCTGCTTCTATACAAGTAATAGCGTCTCGCAGATCTCTGCAATCCACCGGATAGTTATCCATGCTCTTCTTCAGTACGGATTCAGATATAATAATCTGATCGTTATGCATGGCCCAAGCAAATGTCTTGGCATATCGCAGATATTGTTTAGGGTTTATCTTATTTTTCATCTTCTATTTTATTTATGGTGTCAAATATACGGTAAACTAATTGAGGTACAACAGCGTTTCCATATGCCATCAAACTTTCTCTTCTCCATCGAGGAAAGGTAATACCGTCCAATTTGGGGGAAAACCCATCATCTCTGCTACAAACGGGGGATTGAGTTGGAAAGTTTTCCCAGGAAGTGCGAAGTATCCGGGAAGTGTTCCCTCGTCTGTCGCTAGTCCCAAAGCTTTTCTCTCCTCTATCTTCTCTTTGGTCCGAGCCCCTTTGTAATCCCTCGTTGTCGGTGTTGGTAGCATACCCATCGTTGCCAGATCGTTCAGCTCTATTGTATAACCCTGCTCCAATTTCCTCTTTATTCTGCCATCCGTTATCTTGCCCCCGTTCTTCTCGTCCCTCGCATTTGGTGTTGGTAGCAATGATGTAGAGTCGATCTCGTTTGTGCGGAGCACCGATGCCGACAGCTGGTAGTATAAACGGTTGGACTTCGTAGCCCTCACCTTCCAGATCAGCGTACACCTCTTCGAGAACCAATCCGTCCGACCAACTAAGCAGTCCACGAACATTTTCCCCCACGACATACTTCGGTCTGACTTCTCTGATGACCCGGAGCATTTCGGGCCAAAGATGGCGTTCATCTTCTTTTCCCAATCTTTTTCCAGCGGTACTAAAGGGTTGACATGGGAATCCACCGGAAATAATGATGTCATCGTTTCTCCAGTCTGTTCCAAATCTTTTTGAAAGTTCAGCGTTAATTGTGTCATATGTTAATGTCTTTATGTCTGTGTGGTGATATGCTTCGGGCCAATAGTGATTTAGTACTTTGTTTCCAAATTCATTTATTTCGCAACTAAGGTAATTTTTCCATCCGGCCCATTCTGAGGCCAAATCGAAACCTCCGATTCCGGAGAATAAACTAAAGTGTATCATTTTTCTTTGTGTCTGTTTTGTGTTCGCCTTTTACTTCCCAGTACTGATTACAAGTACCATCCTCTTTTACCGGTGCTTCCATGAAGTATGACTGATACTCTGAGGTCGGAGCTAAGAATCGGTAACAGCTCCTCTTCTTCTTGCAACCTTTTCCACTGCATTTTGTTATATCACTCATGGGGCAAATATAATACTAATTTTTATAATAAACGATCTTTGAAGAACGTGTGATTAAAGTAGTCCTCTGCTGTTGCAAATGGATGCATTACCTCTAGTGTTCCGTGTATCCATGCGTTCATAATCTCTTCCTTTTCCGCTCTGAGTCCCGGACGCAAGTAAGTGGCGATTATATAGGATCGGGTCTCAGGGTTGAGCGCAGCATCCCCTTTAATCTTCTCGATTATTTCTTCCAAAGGCGTATTCATTTCATTTGTTTTGCTAGTTCGGCTATATCCTGGAATAATTTGCGGATCAAAGCAGAATTCAATTTTACAAATACGGTCAGGAGCTTAGTATCTCTCTTTTCCTTACCTCTCAGCTTGCGCCTATTTTTTGCGTAGTGTTTCATTTGTTACCTCCGTATGTTTCTTTGTAGTATTGTAAGGCCCAACTTTTAGTTTCTTCTAAATTGTAGGCATCACCATCACCTGCTTGATAAGCAGTTTCAATCTGCTGCTTTTCCATTTCTTTGGCTTCTTGCTTAAATTTAGACAATACGTTTGGTTGAATACTCCCAAATCATTTCTTTGGCTTCTTGCTTAAATTTAGACAATACGTTTGGTTGAATACTCCCAAATGTTAATAAGTGTTGTTCTACTTTTTCTTCAAACCATTCTACTGCTGTTTGTTTCATTTTACTTCATTTACTGTTCTACATACTTCGCATAACCTTTTGTTAAGAGGGGCAAGTCCTAACTTAGGTGTGTGCATTGTTTCTTTTTTACAAGTGGGACAATACTGCTTGCTTCTCTTGGTTGCTTCCATGAATGCAAATTAAATACAAAACTTTACAAAAACCAAATATTATTTATTTTTTTTGCTTTCGTGGTACTCTCTCTTCAGCCTTTCAGCTATCTCCATCGCCCTGGGATATGTCTTCATCGTCTTCCGGTTCCCAAACTCCCAAAGCTGATGACAATCCATACAGTAGAGCATCCAGTTTTCGGGATGTTGCCTCAAAGTCGTGTAACTCCCCTTTGAGATAATATGAGACACAAACATCGGATGAAAGTGTGGAAGACGTATACCACATTCTTCGCACTGATGGTTCTGTCTTGTCGACCACATATTTTTGTACCACTCTATATCCCCTTTCATTAATTTATCCTAAATACTCTAGTACCGTTCTTATTGGGTCTCCAGGTTACTCTTGCTACTTCACTATCGATTATCATATTCTCACCCATGTATGCTTTTATGTAATTGGAGTGTTCTCTCTTCTTTTCTTCTAGTTCCATAATCTGAGGCCCAATGGCAAGATACTCCTCAATGTGCTCATCTATCTCAGGAGTGCTGACAATTGAATTCTCTTCCGGATTGGCAAAGCGAGCATTCAAGTACTCAGAATATGCTTCCGTTCCATCAGGAGGAGGAGCAAACTGATCATAGTCCTCTCCTAGCTCAAGAGCTAAACGGCCTGCATCTACCCGATCCCAAAAGTCTTTGGTCACATTAGCAATAGCATCCATAATTTCCTGATCCTTTTCAAAGTAGTGGACCTTCAAATTCCTTCCGTCCTCAAGTGCAACTAAGTAACCTTTGTCTATACCAAGTCCCATCATGTAAGTTTGCAACTGCAAGTAATAAGATGGAGGAATACCACCTTCCCACTGCTTACTGCTCCAACCACTGATTGTCTTAATCTCAATAATTGCCTCAACATTGTCGAGATTAATCATACTATTTCTCACCCGGATATTACTCTTACTTATTTGTAATCGATCTGGAGAGAAAAATAGGTGAGGATACTCAGGGTTTATAAGATAACCCACCGGCTCATACAAGGTACGAACTTTGGTTCCGGCTTCGTGGTTCTTGAGCATAGACTCATCGTCTCCATCCCAATAGGAGAATATCTCAGCAACCGTCTGTTCCATAATAGTTCCCATGAACATAGGAATATTCTGCTGTGCCTTTTGGGGGATAAGACCAATCTTTTGGTAATATAATTCAGCTGGGCTCTTCCAACTGTTTACGCCCATTAATGTTCCGACCTCAGAGGCCCCTAAACCTTTAGAACGGAACTGTAGCCATTCGTCATAGGCTTTATCTTTGTTAATTTGTACTAGTTGTAGATTCATCTCTTAATACCCATTTTTCAAATTCCGCAGCAGCAAGCAGAGTTAGCTCCACAAGTTGCTGAGGATTATAATTCTTATCTTCCTTTGCAACCCAACCGCTCATCAGTTCGACTGCACTCTTGATAGATGACTGGCGTATGATGGAAACCTGCTCACTAGCATAATGCTTCATGTGAACAGGTTCCACCTTTTTACCAATCTTATCAGCAAGAGTAGGATTAGCTACGCCTCGTGACATAATT